TTGTGTTTCAAAAAAACGCCCTCCTATAGAAAATCAGAACAATCAGAACAGCATACGGACCGGTAGTTTCCTACTGTCTGTATGCTGTTCCTTTTTTGTTGTATCGACTTTTCCGTCGGTCGCTTGTTTCCGCTGCCGTCAGCCTTCCCTGTACAGACGTGAAAGTGGAAAGGTTTTCGGGCTGAATACGCTTTGCCTGCAAAGGAAGATTCTGCCCGAAACGGCACGGCCGCCCGACCTTTTCACTTTCAATGAAGTCTGTACTAACTTCATGGACGGCGAGGAAGCAGGCGGCTGCGAAATTGTCATTGGCTGTCAGAGCCGGAATGTGTGCGGCTTTGGCTTCTCTTTTCCATCAGTCTGTCCATTTCCCTTGAAATTTTTTCTTCCGTTATCCTAGCATACCCTTGTGTGGTGGAAATGTTCGAGTGTCCCATCATCTTGGCTATGCTCTCGATGGATACGCTCTCTGAAATGAGCAGGACCCCGAACCCGTGCCGGGCCTGATGGTACGAAAGGTCATCGTGCCTGCCCAGGATCACGCCGATTTCCCGTATCTCGTGCCAGATGGAATCCCGGCTCGGCAACGGGAACACGGGACTGTGTATGTCGGTGGTATTGTATAGGGACAGTATCTGCTCGGCTATCGGGTGCAGGGGGATGAACGCTTCCACCCCGGTCTTCTTCCGGTTGATGCGGATGAACCGCCGACCCTCCGCCGTCGTCCCGATATGGCACGGATGGAGCTGCTTGATGTCGGCATAGGCAAGCCCGGTGAAATAGGAGAAGATGAATGCACGCCTGCCCAGTTCCGCACGTCCTTCATTCAGGGGCATGGCCAGTATCCTTTTCATCTCTTCACGGGTGACATACTTGTGCTTGGGTGCGGTTTTCTTCTCATATTCGACATTCTCCACCGGATTGGTGCGCAGGATCTCGTTGTCCACGGCAAGATACAAGAGGCGGTTCAGCCAGCAGAGGCAGCGGTTGGTCTGCGAGGTGCTGAAATTCTTGTTCCTGATAAGGAATGCCTTGTAGTTCCTGCCGAAGTCTTCCGTTATTTCTTCAAAGGCGATGTCCTTCTTCCCCAGTGAAACAAGGTAGTCCGTCAGGTACTTCTGGAAATACTGTGATTGCCGGTAGGTGGAGGTGGAATTGATCTCCCTGCTACGTATTCTGAGACGTTCACGCTCTATCTCGCCCATCCGGAGCAGATGTGTCGGAACGACGAACTGCCTTGTCACCCGGTTCTTGATAATCTCCGCACTGACGACACCCTGTGTCCTCAGAATTTCCTCGTAAGTCTGTTCGATATACTTCCGGTACTCCTGCAGTCTGGCGTTTTCCCTTACCGTGCGTATGGTCCCGGTTCGGGCGTTCCAGTCTTCCGGCTTGCAGCATATCCCAGTGGTGATGGCGGTGTTCCTGCCGTCTATGGTGATGCGGCACATGACCGCCGTGGTTCCGTCAGCCTTTATCTTGCCGCGGTTGATATAGAACAGTATGGAAAAGGTACTTCTCATGATTCTCATTGTTTATGGGTTATAGAACAAGTTTCAAATCTCCGGTAGCCTCGATAAGCCTGTCCATGTCCTCGAAGAGCTTTTTCGGGGTGACGCGGGCATAGACCTGGGTCGTCTGTATGTTGCTATGCCCCAGCATACTGCTGATGGTCTCTATCGGAACGCCCGCTTCAAGGGTGACGAGCGAGGCGAACGAGTGGCGTCCGACATGGTAGCACAGGTTCTCCTTTATCCCTGCCAGTACGGCCAGCGCCTTCATGTGGTTTCTCATGCTCGGATAGTGGATCATCGGGAACAGCGTGTCCCTGCTGTCATCATGATATTTCTCTATCAGGGCGACGGCTTCCGGCAGCAGCTTCACGCTTGCGCGGAGCTCGTTCTTTTTACGGCGGTATTTCAGCCATAGCTTGCCGTCCTCGCCGGTGTACAGGTTTTCCCGGGTGACGGTCACGGCATCGCTGTAGGCGACCCCGGTATAGCAGGCGAAGAGGAACAGGTCCCTTGCCAGACGGTGGGTCGTGCGGTGCGGGGCTATCTCCACGTCACGGATTTTCTCGAAGCTTTCACGGCACAGTGCCTTGGGAGTCTTGACGGTCTGTTTCGGGAGGACGTAGTGCTGGAACATGAACCGCTCGGAGTGTCCTTCCTGATAAGCCCTTTTGCACGTTTTCTTGAGAATTGCCAGGTAATGCCGTACAGTGTCCACGGCATACCCTTTCTCGTCAAGGATGAAATTCTCATAGTCGTGGATGAACTGTTCCGTAAGCTGCCCGAAGGCCAGGTCTTTCGTCTTGAATTTGGTTTCAATGAACTCGCGCATGGTACGGCAGGTAAAGTCGTATGCCGGATAGGTACCTTTTGCCCGGTCTATCCCGATACGGCTCTTCACCTCATCCCTGAGGGCATCCAGCATTTTCATCAGGGTCATCTGCGTCTTCATGCTGCCCTGGAAGGCATCCTTGACGGAAGCTGCGTCAAATTCCCCCTTGCGTTCCAGAAGGGAATCGAAGGCGGCATTGATGTCAAGCAGCAACTTGTCGATTTTCGCATTTGTTTCCACCGCCTCCCTGCTCTTGCCGTTCAGCCGGCTTTCACGGGGATTCCACAGCCCGGGAGTGCAGGAGAGCTTGCAGCTGAACTGCGCCATCGTCCGGTTCACGGTGATGCGTCCCATTATCGGAGCTTTGCCCGACTTGTCCAGTCCGCTCTTTTTGAGGTAGAGCAAAACCTTGAATTTTTCTACTTTCATACGCTTATAACTTTAGTTGCAAAATTACCTGTTTTATAAGCGTTCTTCGGCATGCAAAACAATGACAATCAGTGTAATATATCGGCGTTTTTAATTATCCGATTTGCTTCGCGTTACCTCGTTTCCTTTCGGTAACTGACCTGCTAACGGTTTGGTAACTGAACATCTTCAATAATCTCCACTTTCCTGCTTTTTTTATAAGTGGAAGAATATAGAGAAATGGTTAGTTTCCAGCGGATTACGTTATCCTTTCTTCTCGTTTCCGGTGCTCTGTTTGCCTATCTTATTCCACCAAAGCCGACATAGTTTCGGTACTTTCCTTATTTCAGCGGATATACCCATAGAGAGTATCGCCAAGATGATGGGGCACTCCAATATTCGGACGACACAGGGATATGCACGTATAACCGATGACAAAATCTCAAAGGATATGGACAAACTGATAGAACGCCGGAAGAAACAATCTACCGGCGAAAAGACAAACAAAAGTAACTAAACAATGTCAATACAATATATTATGGATAGAGGTATAATCACAATCAGTGAAGTGGGTATGGTCACTATTCCGACCGCACCCGTATGGATGACACAATTCGAAATCGCCGACCTGTTTGGAGTATTCTCTTGTGACATCCGTAAAGCGATTCATGCTATATATAGGAATAAGGAGTTAAACGAATGTGATACGATGAAATATATCAAGCAACCGGATGACATCAGTTATGACGTTTATAACCTTGAAATGGTTATAGCCATTGCATTCAGGATATGCAGTAGAGAAAGTATCTTGTTCAGACGGTTTGTGATAAATGAAATCTACGCCACCAAGAAAGAGACCTCAATAACATTGTTTGTATCCTGTGACAGAGGAAGCAACCTATGGTATAGTTGAGGTTCATCCTCATCAGTCACTTGTTCCCGATGCTCGGATGCAAAGGTAGCGCATGGCTCTGATGGCAGTGGCAAGGTCAGGCGGCAAAGCCGTTTCGGGCAGAATCTTCCTCCTGCGGAGCGTATTCAGCCCGAAAACCTTGCCTCTGCCGGCCATACGTTCGAAAGGCATCCGGCAACGGAAACAAGCGACTGACGGGAAATCAGAAGATATAAATGAACGGCTAACAGACGAAGCGAAATTTTGATGCTTCATCCGTAAGCCGTTCATTTTTCTTCTTTTAGCCACAAGTCCATTGCTTCTGCAATTTATAGGGCAGACGGCAAATTGCGTTCCTTCGAGAAAATCAGATTGCCGTTTATCTGTAAGCGGAGCGATAGCCGTCAGTAAGCATCCTTTCGATGTCAGATTCACGATAGAGTATTTTACCGCCCAGCTGGATATAGGCTATCCGTCCCT